CACTACAAACAAGAAATAGATTCTTAGGAATAGCAAATCCATATTTAGAGTCAATCCAACAAAGACAAGGATTATATGCCTTTAGAGTAGTAATGGATGAAAGTAATAACACACCAGATGAAATTGATAGAAATAGATTAATTGGTGGAATTTACTTACAACCAACTAGAACAGCAGAATATATAATCCTAGACTTTAATATCTTACCAACAGGAGCAACATTTGATGGAGGAGGTGGTGGAGGAAGCTACTAAAAAAAAGAAAAGTATTATATTTATAACGGAATAAAAATAAAACAATAAAGATGGCAATATTAAACACAAACGAAATCATGTTCACAGCATTTGAACCTAAACTACAGAATAGGTTTATAATGTACATTGATGGAATCCCAGCATTCCTAGTTAAAAAGGTAGGAAGACCAAATATATCATTTGGAGACGTAACTATTGATCACATTAACGTGAAAAGAAAATTAAAAGGAAAAGCTGATTGGCAAGACATTACTTGTGAGCTTTATGACCCAGTAACACCATCTGGAGCACAAGCAGTAATGGAGTGGGTTCGTTTATCACATGAGTCAGTTACAGGTAGAGATGGTTATTCTGATTTCTATAAAAAAGACATTAGATTTAACGCTTTAGGTCCTGTAGGAGACATCGTTGAAGAATGGATTTGTAAAGGAGCTTATTGTAAGTCAGCTAATTTTGGAGACATGGATTGGTCTTCAGATCAACCAGTTAATATTTCATTAGGTATTAGAATGGATTACGCCATCTTAAATTACTAATATTTTTTAAATAAATAAAAAAAGAAAGCGCCTATTTTGGCGCTTTTTTATTTTCTCTATATATGTATATCTGAACTAGTTTTATTAAATAAATAACGTTATGGAACAACAACAAACAACCCAACAATTTCCCTCAGAAGAAGTTACATTGCCATCAAAAGGCTTATTGTATCCTGAAGGACATCCTCTAAGAAGTGGAATCATAGAAATGAAATATATGACTGCTAAGGAAGAGGACATTTTAACCAACTCAAATTACATTAATAATGGTACAGTAATTGATAAACTTTTAAAATCACTTATTGTTTCACCTATTGATTTTAATGACTTATTAATTGGTGATAAAAATGCAGTATTAGTAGCTTCTCGTATTTTAGGATATGGTCAAGAATACAGTTTTATGTATAAAAATCCCAATACATCAGAGGATGAAGAAGTAACAGTTGATTTAACTGAAGCAACAGATAAGGAATTAGATGCAAGTTTAATTGTAGATGGTAGAAATGAATTTGAATTTATTTTACCAGTATCAAAAATTCAAGTTACTTTTAAACTTTTAACTCATGGAGACGAATTAAAAATTACAAATGAATTAAAAGGATTAAAAAAGATTAGCAAAACAAACACAGCTGAATTAACAACAAGAATGAAACATTTAATTACTTCTGTAGGAGGTGATAGAGATATATCAACAATTAGACAATTTGTAGATGGTAATTTTCTTGCAAGAGATGCTAGAGCATTAAGAACTTACATAGCTGAAACAATGCCTGATATTGATTTAACTTTTGATTTACAATTTGACGATGGGGCGAGCGCGGAGGGCGTAACCATTCCCATTGGCACAAGCTTTTTTTGGCCTGAGTCAGGAGTATAGAAAAAACATCTTTGTTCAAATCCATGATTTAACTTATCATGGTAATGGAGGATTTACGTTTTTTGAAGTTTATAATATGCCTATTTGGTTAAGAAAATTTAACATTAGTAGAATTAATGAACATCTTAAAAAAGAAGAAAAATCTATACAAGAAGCACGTGGTGAATCTAATATAGGAGACAAAAATCCTGTATTTGGTCCTAATGTACCTGCTTCAAACACTTACAATTTTAATAAATAGAAAGATGCCGCAAGGCATCTTTTTTTCATATTTATACACGAATAACCAACTAAAAAATGGAGGGAGAAGACGAAAATAAAAATTTACCATCAGAAGAAGAGATTAAAAGAGGCCAAAAGGCTGTAGATATATTAACACAGCTGTCTGATGTCTTAATGTTAAATCTTAATATCAACAGAGAAAATACTGATGCTCTTACAGATAGTGTTAAAGTCGCTGGAGACTTAGCTAAACCTCTTAATTTATCAGCTGAAGGTGCAAGAGCAATTAATAAAGCTACTCAAGATTCCTCTAGATTTCTTGCTAAAGTAGTTTCTGACGAAGAACAAAGATTAAAACATTTAAGATCCTCAAAAGATATAGGAAAAGATTTAGCTAAAGGCGAAGATATACAAAAAAGACTTATAACTGAAAGAGGTGCAATCGAAAAACTAGCAAATAAGGCTAAAGAAAGTGGTAATAAGGAAGCTGAAGCAGCATATGCTAAAATTAGTAAAGGACTAGATGTCCAACTTGAGCAACAAGGAGAGATTAATGCGGTATTAAAAAAAGAAGCAGATATAGCTAAAGATATAGATAACACTATGGGACTTACAGGAAAGTCCTTAGGGGTTGTAAATAAACTATTAAAGGGTTCCTTAGGAGATGTAGATAAAATTGCTAAAAAGTCTAGAGAAAGAGTAGCAGAATTAAAAAAAGAAAGAACCCTAAAAAATGAAGCTAATGGATTATTAGATGAAGCTGGTAATGTAATAGAGGGTAATGTGTCTAAAATGGAAGGTTTTGGCATCCAATTACAGGAGATTGGATCAGGAATAACAGACAACCTTAATGATCCATTAGTTTTATTACAAGCGGGATTAGATTTTTCTGCACAAACTACTATACTCCAGAAAAATTTAGCATTAAGTGGAAAAGAAGCATATGCCTTAAATTATGAATTAGCAGGAGCAGCAGCTAGATCTGGTGAAATGGCTATTGGGAGTAAAGATGCAGCAAAAGCATTTGGGACTTTAAATTCCCAAATAGGAATAGCATCAACAGCATTAGCAGGTATGGCAGGAGATGCTGCTGTATTGCAAAAACTACTAGGTTTAAGTGATGAAGCAATAGGAAATGCAGGTAAAGCTTCCTTAATATTAGGTAAATCAATAAAAGATGTTAAGCTTGATATTATTGATTCTACAACAAGTATTAGAACCCAATCAGGTATTGCACTTGATTATAATAAAATAATAGAAAAAACTCTTAATGTTACTGGTCAAATAGCAATGCAGTTAGGTAATAACCCAAAAGAAATAGCTAAAGCAGTAGCACAAGCAAATGCTCTTGGAATGGAATTAGAGCAAGTAGCTAAAGTAGGACAATCTTTACTTAATTTTGAACAATCAATTGAGGCAGAATTACAAGCAGAATTACTAACAGGTAAAGAACTTAATTTAGAAAAAGCTAGATTATTAGCCCTAACAGGTGATTATGAAGCATTATCAAGAGAAATAGCAGAACAAGCAGGTACATTTACAGAATATTCTGCAATGAATGTTATTCAACAACAAAAATTAGCGGAAGCATTTGGAATGTCTGCAGATGAAATGTCTAATATGCTTATTGATCAAGAAGCTATGGGTAAAACAGCTGAACAATTAAGAGCAGAAGGAAAAGAAGATATAGCTCAAAGATTAGAAGCTAGAAATGCACAAGAAAAATTCACAGATGCTGTTGAAAAAATGAAAGGTGTATTTGTTGATTTAGTCGGTGGTCCTATAGGAGCATTACTTGATATGCTAACTGTAGTTTTAGAACCTATAAATCTCGCAGTTTCAGGAGCAACTAAATTAGCTTCAATTTTTAGAGGTACAAAAGAAGACTTAGGATTTATGGAAGCTATATTTGGGGGTATAGCACTTTCAGTAGGTATTGTAGCAACTGCTATGAAACTTAATGCAATGTATACAGCGGCAATGGGTACGTCTGCTGGAATTATTGCATTTATGAAAGAAAGAGGTCTTAAAGCAACTCTTATGGAAGGTCCTAAATTAGCCCTTAATTTAGTTAAAGAAATAGGAATAGCAGCTGCAAAAATGACAGGTATGAGTGCTGCAACATTAGGAGTATCTGCAGCTGTTGGTTTAGCAGCAGGTATTGCAACGTATGCTCTAATAAAAGCTAATGATGGTATTTTTGAAGGAGGGGGATATGGAAAAAGAGCATTATTAGATGAAGGATCAATAACCTTATTTAATGACAGAGATACAATAGTAGCAGGTACTAACCTTAATAAAGCAGACGATATGGTTAGTTCACCAGCAGGAACAGTACAAACAACACCTCCACCTTCACCTCCACAACCAATAATAATGAAAAACGAAGTGGTATATGATTCACATCAATCAGCTAATTATTATAATGGACCAAGAAGTATGGAAAAAAGCGAAACAGGAATTCATGCCTAATATGTATAACAAAATAAACAAATAAAATTATGGGATTAAAAGATTTAAAATCAAATTTAGACATACACGGAGGTAATCAAGCTATCTCTCAAGGAGGTAATCCTGGAGGAATATTATCAAACCCAAACCCACCTTATGATGGTGGTGCTTTTCAAGCACAAGGACCAGATGTAGGAGTATTAGACAATGATTATGACAATTATAGAGACAGTGGTAACACAGATTCTCCTTTTGAGTATGATGGAGGAAATAGTGGGGGCAATTATCCTGGAACTGATGATCATATGGTAGCTTTATTAGAAAGAAGAAATGTATCTAGTACTAATACAGATCCATTAGGACCTCTAGGAAGTAGTATGCATACGAACCCAATGACTTACAGTCCTACACCAGGAGGAAATGGACAAGGAACATTAGATAGTGTACCTAGTCCTAATAATTCCGAAAATGGTAATGGAATATTTGGAGACGCATTAGGCCAAGGAAAAACCGTAGGAGGCGAGGATTTACATGTAAGTATGTTACAAAATAATTATACTAGTGATAATACAAGTACTAATTTTGGAAATGGGTCAAGTTATGGAGCAGGACAACCTAATTCTACATATCCTACACTTAATCCAGGTGAATTAGATCTTAACACAACAGTAGGTGGGATAGGAGATGCTCCAGGATTTGCTAAATATAGAAATCCATATACAAATAACTCTATAGAACCTTCTCCAAATGTAATAGACACAGTATCAGAACAAGGATTAGAAGGATTATATAACAGTTCAATAAATCCAAATGCAGTATATAATTCAAACTGGCCTACACCTGGAAGACAAACACCAGATTTAGATATAAATGGAGGTACTCCTAACAAATATCAAGATAACTTACCATTATAAAATAAACTATGGGGTTAAAAAGACTAATATCTAGACTCGATAGTGGGCAATCTTTTGGAGACACTTATCCTAACCATGATACTCCTGATAATGTAGGAGGTTTTAATTATGGAGAAAGTGTTTCTATATTTGATGCCAATCAATCAAATAATGATTATTTCCCTTTTAGACAAAGATCGTTAGGATATGGTCCTCAAGGAACCAAAGATTCAACGGGAATGTTTGGGAGAATACATGGTCCTGCTCCTTATCGTAAACAAAATTTACCTGATTTAGATCCAAATAAATTAGGAGTAGGTGATACTGGACCTATTTTAGGAGTAGGGGGGGTTATAGACTCAATTACTGATGTAGGTGTAAGAGGGGGATTAGTTACTGCTGTAAAAAGATCCGCTATAGATGCTTTAAGAATAGGAGAATTTATGCTTTCAGCTAAAGGACTAGGTTTTATAGCTAAAAATGTAGGTTTACAAATGACAAATCCTAAATTACAAGAAGGAAAAGGAACAGAATTATTTGGAATGAATTTAGGATCCAATAATAGAATTTATAATTTAGGAGTAAACACATTAGCCCAAACATTAACAGCAGCTTCAGGATTACACGTTAATCGAGCAGGTCTTTTACCTATAGGAGCAAAAAATTATGAAGTAGAACCAGGATATAGAGTTGATTCTCTTAATAAAACAAAGTACGAATATAATGTAAGAGGAGTAGGCCCAGAAGAAGATGGAGGAACAGGTAATAAAACGAATGGTATTAATGTTTATAAATCAAATAGATTAACGGCTTTATATAATAATCTTCTAAACCCCTACATAATTAAAGAATTAGGGGAAAGTGGTACATTTGGGAGTGAATTTAGTGGAGCAGATTTTGATGGTAATCCAATGCACGCACCTGATCTATATTCATTTAGAGGAGGTCCTCATTCTGTTTATGGTATAGGTAAAACGCGTTTAAAAAGATATGTTTTTACTAATAGAGATACAAACAAAGCTCAAATAGAAATAAAACAACAATTAGATGGTTACATATATTCAAGACATTTAGGTTCTATACAGGGACCTAGTGGAAGAGGAAAATTAATTGATGTTATTGATTTTAGAAAAAATAGGGGAATTGCTTATACAGATTATAACCAAAAAATAGGAGATGGGGGTCAATCCCTATCTGCTAGATTTGGATATGCTAGAGGAGTCCAAAGATTTGGCACACCTGAAAATAAAGATGGAACTATAAATGTTAGAGCAAGTCACCCACTAGCTGATAGAATAAACAGCACAGACATATGGACACACACAGGTCCTTGGGACACAACAGATTTAGGTAGTAAAGTAAAAGATTACATTAAATTTAGAATAGAAGCTGTAAATACGGACAAACCAACAGAGTCTGACACTATGGTATTTAGAGCCTTTTTAGAGAGTATGGATGACAGTTATAATGCTAAATGGAATGAATATAATTACAATGGTAGAGCAGAACCTTTTTATACTTATGGGGGTTTTAATAGAGGAATAACATTTTCTTTTAAAGTAGCTGCTTTTTCAAGAGATGATATGAGACCTATGTATAGAAAATTAAATTATTTAGTTTCTCAAACAGCAGGAGAATACAATAAAACAAGATTAAGAGGTAATTTTTGTAGATTAACTATTGGAGATTATCATAATAGACTTCCTGGGTTTTTTACTAATATTAGTTTAAAATGGAATAAAGAATATCCTTGGGATATAGCATTATATCAAGGTGGTGTAGGATCAATGGCAGATATACCTGAATCAAGCCATATAAATTCACCCCAATCACAATTAATAGGAGGTAATGAACAAATGCTCCTTAATATGGCTGATGATAGAGAAGTAAAAAAACTCCAGGAAAAACAAAATGGTGGAAGTGGAAATGATTTACAACCTGATTTAACAGGTAATGTAAATGGTGGTAATAGAAAACAAGATATGGATAGTGATATGCTGGAATTACCTCATATGTTAGATGTAAGTTGTACTTTCCAACCAGTTCACGACTTTATACCACAAAAATCTATTAAAAAATCACCATTCATCTTACCTACTAAATATAGTAAAAATGGAATGACAGAACAACAAGATTGGTTAAGATTTAATTCTATTAGTCAAGATAAAAGACAAGCATCTTTAGACAGAGCAGAACAGGAAGAAAAAGATATAGATAATGATAATAAATTAGCGTTAGCTAGAGAAGAAGAAGCACAACAAAGGGAAGAAGAACGAATAAGAGAAGAAAATAGAAAATGGTTAGAGGAAGACGCTGCAAGACGTGATGCAGAAAACCCAATTGAAATTGAAGAAGAAGACGATCCAGATCCATGGGATATACCTCCTCGAGATCCAGATGTAGATCCAAATTTACTACCACCTATATAACCAACTGCAACAGACCTATAATAAAAATAAATTAAAGTATGTCATTATATAATACAATAACAATACAAAGCACAAGTACACACCCAAAACGTTACTATGTGAATGTAGTATATCCTGAAATACCTCCTACTTCAGAAGATCAATATATTATAACATCAATCGAAGATAGACTTGACTTATTAGCATATGATTATTACGGAGATGAAACGTTATGGTGGGTTATAAGCAGGGCAAATCCTGAAACAACAAGAAGAGATAGTTTTTTTATAAAAATGGGAGTACAAATAAGAATACCAGACATAAATATTATAGATAGTTTAATAGAAGAATTTGAATCTTTAAACGCAGCAAGATAAATGGGAATATTTAAAGAATCCTTAGAAACTTATATAAGGAAACAGTTTGAAGCAAGACAAGAAGTATTAGGAATACCAGAAAATAGATCTGGTGTAATGGGAGGGGCTTTCCATAAATTTACAACAAATAAATATTGTAATTTTAGAATGGCTTCTTGTGTTGACATAACAGGAGATGAATTATTAGATTTAGACTTAAAAGTAGGAAATACAATTTTAGAAAAAGAATACACAGGTCCTGGTTTAGCTAGAAGTTATATTTTACAAGGAGGTCAATTATTAAATCCTAAAGGAGCTAAAACCCCTGCTATGAGAAGAGGATTTCCGGGGGGAGGTAGACCTTTAGGGGGAGCTTATGGAGATCCATTAGCTAGAGCAAATGCAAAAGATGGTTATGGTATAGTTCCTATGCCTGGTATTACTAAATTTAATGTTAGAACAAAATCAGCTTATGGATCTTTGAGAGAAGCAAAAGTAGATTTTGTATGTCATAACTTAAGGCAATTAGCTGTTTTAGAATTACTATATATGAGACCTGGTTATCCTATTTTATGTGAATGGGGTTGGAATCCTTACATATATAAAGACAAAGATGGAAAAATTAAATCAAATCAAATTACAAGTTGGGTATCTGATTTAGAAGCATTTTGGGGACAAACATATAATGGATCTTTTAAACCCGCAGCAAGTCAAACACAAATATATGATTTTATTCATACTAGAAGAGAATTATCTCAAGGCAATTATGATGCTATTTTAGGACTATGTAAAAATTTCAGTTATTCAGCTAGACCTGATGGAGGTTTCAACTGCACTACAGAATTAATGGCTATAGGAGAAGTACTTAGTAGTGTAAAAGGTAACGTAATAAAATATAATACAACTGATTTTGTTAATGCAGGTAAAGGAGGATTAAATAGTGATGATGTGATGGCTGTTACTAAAGAAATTCACCTACCTGTATTATTAGATTTTCTTCAAAAAACACACGATTTTAAGTATAACATGAATTCTGATAATGTACTTGGGGAAGATGGAAATTGGTTTTATAGAGCTAAAGAATCAAGAACATCAATAACTCAAGGATCTGATAAAGAATTTGGGACAGATGATGATGTGTATGAAGTAGGAAAACGTGCAAATAAGAGTTCAGCATATCAATCTCAAGTATCTATTTCAGGAAATGCATGGTACAATCCTGCGGATGAAAGAGTAAATATATATAATATTCAAAGACCAGATTTAGAGGAACAATATAGAAAAGAATTCCTAGAAAAAAATACTTCAGATCCTTTTGATGGAGGAAAAATAATTAAGGATAATGTTCATATTATGAACTTTAAAGAAGGAAGAACAGGATGGCAAAACTTTTTAGTAGGGGCAACTGCAGCGGCAGGTGCCGCAGGAGCAGTACAAACAGGAGGACTTACTGTTCTATTATCTATTCAAGCTTCAATATTACTAAAAAAATATCAAGACGATAATTTAGGATGTTCAGAAGCATATATAAGATTAGATGCTCTTTGTTATATAATAAATAAATATGTTATAAGTCCTATAAATAAAAATATTAATCCTGAATTAAATGAAGACAGAATAAATTCTTTTCAAACTATGACTTATAATCCTCATAAGAAAAAATATAGGATGAACCCATATAAAGAATATGAGGAAGATTTAATGAATTTAATGCAAGATTCTCTAAGTTTTGCCCCTGGTTTATCATTAATGAATGGAATAGCAGATATGTCTACAGATCCCTTTACTTGTTTAATGCCTAAACAAGTATCAGGTACCCCTAAAGGTACAACAGATGAAAATATAGGAGTACCTCCTGTAGCTAATAGTTTTGGTTTTAGAACAGACCATTTTGTACCAGATGATATATTTACAAAATCTTTTCCTAAGGATGATGAAGAAATAATTAAAAAATCAAAAGGTTCTATAGGACACATACAACTTAATTTAAAATATTTATTAAAAGTCCATGATGGTATATATGGGGAGGCAGGAAGAGAAAATCCAGATTATAGTGTAGGTAAATATATGCAAAAAGTAATAGATGGTATAAATAAAGTAATGGCAGGAAATATTAAATTAGGTTTAACGACAGATAATAATCAACCTGGAGTTACTAGTATTGTAGATTTAAATATGAACCCTCAAACAAAATACTCTGACATTTTTAAGTTTAATATATTAAGTAGTGACACAGCAGTAAGAAGTTTTTCAT